TTGCAAATTTAAGTGTATCATCTCAATCTGGTGAGATTACAGATATTCGTATTACCAATCCAGGCAACAGTTATTCATTACTTCCAAAAGTTTCATCTATTACTTCATCTGCTGGGTCGAGTGGTATAGTAAGACCTTTTTCAAATAGTATTGGACAAGCACAAGATGTAAAAATAACAAATTTTGGATTAGAATATGGTTCTGATTTTCAATTGATTACAGAAAGTGGAACTGGAACTTTTGATATTCTAACAGAAGATGATAACAATATTAAAATTGCTAATAATAATCCTACACCAGAATTATTGTTTTATAGAAATGCAATTTTAAAAGATGTTTCTGGAACATGGGTTGCAGATTCAGCACTTACTTCTCACAACGGAACAGTTGTTTCATATGATAGTGATAGACAATTACTTACAGTTCAAATAAATTCTTTACTGAATGTTGTTAATGAAGATAATAGTGGAGATAATATTTTATTTGAAGATGAAGATACAATGATTTATGAAGATGAAGTTCAATGGGGAACTGGTACTTCAGCAACAATGTCTGGTGTAACAAGTACGATAGCACATGCTTCATACGCAACTGGTACTGCAACAGTCGGTGGTATTGCAACTTCTATTGGAACTTCTTTTAATGATAAAGGTAAAGTAAGTGAAGACGCAGCGAGAATTCAAGATAGTTATTATTATCAAGATTATTCTTATGAAATTGCAGTTGGACAATCTCTTAGTGAATATAGAGATGCATTAAAAAAATCAACACACCCCGCTGGGTGGCAAGAATTTGGTAAAGTATCTTTAGCAACTTTAGTTTCTGCAAGAATAAAAACACCTGCTGGTACTGATGTAAGTGGATTCGAAGGAGATGATACATTTACTCCAGAACTCGCATCAACATTTGAAACTATTTTCAAAACAGTATTTGGTAGAAGACTTGGAACAAGTACAGATGGTAGTTCAGCAAATTCAAGTCCAGCAGTTGGTGTTGACTCTGCATTAACAGCAGGACAAAGAGATGTAACTTTAACATCTTCTCATACTATTAAATTACCATTAATTCGTACAACAACTAAAGCAAGTTTTGGATATGGAAAACCAACTTTATCAGAAATACCATTATCATTATTTACACACCCACCATCAATGTTTACGATACAACTAGAAGATGATGAAGCATTATTAAATGAAGATGGAGATGAAGTAATATTTGAAAACGGAACATCAATAGGATTAAATTGGGCAGGTCGACAAATAATGGCAGTATCAGATAATACAGATGGTCATAGTAGGTTTATGCCATTTCAACAATTTGGTTCTGTTACTATTAAATCTATATCAACACAATGCGAATTTCTTTTAGAAGATTCATATGGTGATGATATAAATTTCATAGAATTAGAAACAGGAACATCGCCACCTTATTTACAGTTGGAAGATAATACAGCAGGTACACCAAAAATACCAAGAGAAGCATTTTATACGGAGTTTGTAAATGCAAAAATACCTGGACATGTAACAGGTGGTAAATTTTTAAATGAAAGATATTCAAATACCAATTTTACATTTGATTCATCATCATTAAAATTTGATGATAACTCGGCATAACATTATAAATATAAGGAAAAGGAATTAGTAATGGCAACAAGAAATACACCCACAACATCTACACTAGAAGAATGGAGAGTTGAGTTTAATGAACTTGCAACTGACATAGGTAATGTTACTGGAAGTTCACAAGGCGACCAACTTACAACTTCAGCAACCGATATAGTCGGTGCGATTAATGAATTAGAAACAAATTTTAATGCTTTCGTCGCTAGTTCAGAAGTAGCTGCTGATAATATATCGACTGGTGATGGTGCTGTTAACATAACTACTTCATCTGGAAATATTACAATAGATGCCGCTGCTAACAATACGGATATAATATTTAAAGGAACAGATGCTACTGCCGATATCACTATGTTAACTCTTGACGGAAGTGAAGCAGGTGCTGCAACTTTTAATAGTGCAATTACTGGTGGTGGATTATTAACAACTGGTGGAAACATAGTTATACCAGATGCAGGTAACATAGGTAGTGCATCAGATACAAATGCAATTACAATTAGTTCTGGTGGTGTTGTTGCAGTTACAGCAACTACTGCTTCGAGTAACTCAACAACTGGTGCATTAACAGTTGGAGGCGGTGCAGGTGTCGCTGCTGATTTATCAGTTGGAGATGATTTACGATTAATCTCTGATGCTTCTGTATTAAGTTTTGGTGCAGATAGTGATGTAACACTTACCCATGTTGCAGATACAGGTATTCTATTAAACAGCACTATGGCGATTCAGTTTAATGATGCATCACAATATATTAATGCTCCAACTAATGCAATTTTAGATATTAACGCAACAGATGAAATAGAATTAAATGCTACACTTGCAGATATAAATGCCAACTTAGATGTATCTGGAACTTATACTGGTGGTGGTTTAATGACTACTGGTGGAAATATAGTTATACCTAATGCAGGTAACATAGGTAGTGCAAGTGATACCGATGCAATTGCGATTGCATCTACTGGTATTGTAACTTTTAGCCAAAACCCAGTTGGTACTGGTGCAACAAACAACATGATTATTAATGGAGACATGGTTGTGGCACAAAGAGGTATAACAATAACAGATGCAACAGTTAATAATGTATCTACAACAACTAATGCAGATGACAGTTACACACTAGATAGATGGATACTGGTATCAGATGGAGACAACATTGTAGATGTAACTCAACAACATGATGGGCCAGATGGTGGTTCAACTAAATCTATTAGATTAGATGTAGAAACAATAGATAAACAATTTGGAATAGTACAATGGATAGAACATGTAAATTGCCATGAAGCAATAGGTCAAACTGTAAGTCTTTCCTTTAAGATGAAAGTAACTGGTGCTAAAATGGATGATGTAAGAGCAGCAGTAGTCGCTTGGTCTAGTACTAGAGATGCTCCAACAAGTGATATAGTAGCTACTTGGCAATCAGAAGGCACAGTACCAACTTTAGCTAGTAATGTTACATATGAAAATACAGCAGCAAATTTAAGTCCAACAACAAGTTGGGCAACTTATACAATAGAAAATGTATCAGTAGATACAAGCTCAACAGAAAACATAGGAGTATTTATCTGGTCTGGAGTTGACGATACAGATGCAGATAACTACTTATATATTACCGATGTACAATTAGAATCTGGTGTAGCTTCAAATCCATTTATAAGACAACCTATACAACAAACTATGCTTGAGTGTGAAAGATACTATGAATCATCTATGGAATGGGGTGAAGATTCTCGATTTGAGGGACAACCACCATCATTCGGGACAGGTAATACAACCCATGCAGCTACAACTAGTTCAATTTCTGGTAAAAGTTACAGGAGTAGAAAAAGAGTAACTCCAACAACAGTTATATATGACCAGAATGGTCTAGCGGGAGCTGTGTATACAATACACGATGCTGTTATTGTAAGTGGTACTGTTGCAGCACAACATCTTGGCGATTATGGATTCACATTTGCAACTAAAACTAATGCATTTAATCAAAACTATGGATACTACTATGGATACACAGCGGAGGCAGAATTATAATGGCAAAGGTAATTAATTCAGTTAAAAAATATACACTAGATGCAGATGATTCAAGCATTGTGTATGAATATGTAGTTGTTTATACTGATGGCACATTATCAACAGTTCCATTAAATACAGGTAATAAAGATTATAGACAAATACTAGCATGGGTAGACGCAGGTAATACTATTGCTGAAGCAGATTAAATAAATAAGGTTTAATAAATAGAGAAAAGGAAAAATACAAATGGCAAGACAACTAGTAGGAATTGGTTCAAGTGCAAATGATGGAACGGGTGACACACTTCGTGATGGCATAGATAAAGTTAATGATAACTTTATTGAAATCTATGGCAAGATAGGTGATGGAACTACTATAGGAACATTTACTACAACTGGTATTACATCAACTGGTGATTTTACCATAGATGGTTCTGCAGATATTATACTCGATGCTGATGGTGGAGATGTATTCTTTAAAGATGGTGGAACTACTTTTGGTAGTGCAACGAATACTAGTGGAAATTTAATAATTAAATCTGGAACTACTACTGCACTTACTTTTAGTGGTGCTAATGTAACTGCTGCTGGTGTTGTAACTGGAACTACAGTTGAAGCAACTGGAGATACTTCTTCGGGTGATAATGCAGCTATAGGTTATACTTCAGCTGAAGGTCTTATTCTAACAGGACAAGGTTCTACCAATGATATAACAATCAAAAATGATGCTGATACAGCTGTTGTTTCAATTCCAACAGGCGGAACAGATATTACGGTTGCAGGAGTTGTAACTGCAACTGGATTTACTATTGGTAGTGCTGCTATAACAGAAACAGAATTAGAAATAATAGATGGCGCAACAGTAACTACAACTGAATTAAACTTGTTAGATGGTAATACTTCTGTTGGAGGTTCAATTACCGTAGGCGATAGTGATGGATTTATAGTAAATGATGGCGGGACTATGAAAACTATTCCTGCTTCAGATATAAAAACTTATGCTGCTGGTAATCTAGCTGCTGATGATATCGGTACAGGTGATGCTGCTGTTACTATAACTACTTCAAGTGGAAATATTACAATTGATGCCGCTGCTAACGATTCAGATATAATATTTAAAGGAACTGATGCTACTGCAGACATTACCATGTTAACTCTTGATGGTAGTGAAGCAGGTGCTGCAATATTTAATAGTACAATTACTGGTACTGCATTAACTATAGATGATGTTGTTATTGATGGTAAAGTTATGACCATGACTGGTTCAAGTAGTGATACTGCTGTATTTACTGCTGGAACAAATGGAACTTTATCAATTGTAACAACTGACGCAGCTGCTGCCGCTGCTAACATTCAAATTACTGCAGATGGTACTGCAGAACTCGCAGGTACAACCGTTACACTAGATTCTGAAGGCGATATTGTTCTTGATGCTAATGGTGCTGACATATTCTTTAAAGATGATGGTACTACTTTTGGTAGTGCAACAAATTCATCAGGCAACTTAATAGTTAAATCTGGAACTACAACTGCATTAACATTTGCTGGTGCAAACGTAACTGCCGCTGGAACAATTGGTTCTGGTGCGATTACTTCAACTGGTGTTGTAACTGGTACAGGATTTACAATTGGTAGTGCTGCTATTAACGAAGCAGAATTAGAAATAATAGATGGTGCTACGGTAACTACAACAGAATTAAACTTGTTAGATGGTAATACTTCTGTTGGAGGTTCAATCACTCTTGCTGAT